TTATATCCCATAATAGCTTTTAGTATTTGTTTCCAACTTCGCCATGTTAGCATCGCTCACGTATGATGAATAAATTATGCTTTCCAATATCTTGCCATCCAGCTCTGTGCCCGGGTAGCCTTTACCTATATAGAAATTACCTGTAGTGCCTCCCGATGTGGATCCAGTACCACTGATGACCAGTGTTTGCGCAACACCACCAACATGCATTGAGGGTGGCAGCACTCCGCTTTGGAAACGAATGGATACTGGTTGATAAACATTATTAATCATTGGTTTGGCTACTGTTGTAGCACCAACACTTGTACTTAGTATACTATCTCCGGCTATAGTTTGTATCTTGCCATCCTGCACATTACCTCCGAAGTAGTCTTGTAAAAGCAGTCCCCACAAATTTACATTTGAGCCACTTCCCCCGCTACTTCCGCACGCGGCTTGACTGTTAAGATTAATATTTGTAGTCAGGTAGGAACATAGCACAGAAAACTCAGTAGGCTTAGTGCCTGTTAGCGTCACTTGCAGGGTCATAGCGCTGGTTTTAGTGAACACCATTGCAGGCAGTCCATTTGGCTCTGCTAAACTTATTAATGGCTGATTTGCTGCTGTAATCTGCATAGCATCATGGCCATTACCTGTTTGGTCGTACAGCTTTACTATGTAACCATTAGCGCCACCGAGGAAGGTAACAAGCGTAGGTATGTCAAGGCCATTCTCCTGCGTATAACCTATATCACTTTCGGTATTATCGCTGTTGCGGCGTATTCGGCACAATGCTCCTGTGTAGGTAGATGAGATGCGTCGCAGGCTATGTGCAAACCAGGCGCCACCCACTAAATCAAGGGGCATATCTGTAGGCACTTTAAAGTAGGTCGTTATCATGTAAATGATTTGTTTACCATTACGTAAAATGTAGTACCGCTGTAGTAGATGCTTACCAGGTCTGTACTGTTGGGCGCTCCTGATAGGCCTACCATGCCTGCCCCATTATTTACAGACTTGCAGCTTGCCAGCGTCATAGTGCGGCTGCCTGTAGCATCCTGCTTTACTTCCAAAAGGTAAAATTGCCCGGCCTGCATATTACTAATGTTCAGCGTAGTGTTACCGGTTAGCGTAAGCTTTGCCTGCTGGCCTGCTGTTACGTCCCAATTGGTAGTAGCTCCGAAAGTGAGGGTATTAACGCCGAACGTTATGTTAGCTACGGGTATCGTTTCATTTTTCAGAAAGGTACTATCCAGCACATCAGCAAATTGCTGCTGTGTGGGCTGGCCTCCTGTAGGGAAATACCCCTTTAATGTATCACGGTCTTTTATTGCCATTGAGCAGTATTTAAATTATTTTTAGTTTGTTTAGTCAAGCGGAATGATTGTATAAAACGTAGCTGAATAGTCAGCTGCTCCTTTTCTTGCAAGTACTTTTAAACTTCCGCCGGTTTCCAGCTTTAAACTAACGTTGTTTATATAATCAAGGCTTGTTGCATCTTCTAGCATAGATAAGTCGTACCAGGCATTTGCATGCCAGTGTATATCCTGCGAAGCTGGGCTGTAGGTTGCCGCGAGAGTAGTTATTGTTTGAGAAGTAGGAGTAGCTGCTATTGTAGCAGCAACAACATTTATTGTACCTCGTATCTGAACCGTATTATTTAAAAAGTTCTTACGATAATAAATGTCTCCTGTTATGCCTGTAAGTCCTGAAATTAACAAATGTGTTTCGTTAGGTTCTTTAAGTGAATTGTCAAAACGATAAATAGTGGCCGAAGCAAATGGAATAAACATTGCTGTTATGGAATCCGTATTTTTATCAATGGTAATTGTCCGTGATATTTTCGAGTTATGGGTACTTCCATCTGCATAGGTTACCGGGCTGTCTGATTCCACAATTGCAAACCCATATGATTGACCAATTGGTAGTATTGGTCCTGGAATGGCTGTGGCTACCGGTAGCATTAATATTTCTCCATTGTACAAAAGCCAACCAGGGGCATATGTAGAAGTGGTGCTGTTGAATTCAAGTCCGGCTAATACAATAGGTGTATTTGCAGTGTTAGCCAAACCCGGTGGTAAACATTTTGCTCCCAAAGCTTTCATTATAGCTATACTATTTTGCTGCATCCAGTCAAGCATATCTTGTGTAAAAGGGAAGCCACCCGTTTTTGTTAAGTCTAATATATTCATGTTTATAAGTTTACTATCAAGTAGTTATATTTTGAGGCCAAACGAAATTTATTAATCAAGGCCTTCATGTATTCCACTTCATATGTAATAGTCGAAGGCACCTGCACTATAAAATCATAATTGCTTATTGTTTCCTTATCTGTATATAAATATTGAGGTTCCATTTCTGTATCTATATATAGATAATCTGGTTTTAACTCATTATCCAGGTATATATAAACTGGATCAAGATAAGCGGGATCAATTATGTGTATTCTACGCAGTACGTTATCAAACGCATCGTTTAGAACTGCTTGTATGTATGCAACCTGGCTGCTGTGATTTAGTATGTACAGATTATCATAACGTTGAGCCATAAATGCATTATATATATATTGTACAGGCTGTATAAGCACAGTAAGCCAACTTATCATTCTGACATTGCGCAACTGCTTTGGAATCAGCAGCTTTACCAATACGTTATAATCAACATCAAATAATGCCATGAGGTATAAAGTTTAGAGATAAGTCTGTATTACGATTGAATATTCTTAAATAGCCAGCATCAGGCGTGTACCCTACATCTATTAATGCACCAGACGAATCTATATATGCTGGAAATAGCGGTACATAAGGCCTTGTACCATAGCTGGCCTGCGCGCTTATTAGCTCAGGTATGACTACTCCATCCACTGACTTAATTGCTTGCAGTAATTCATAATTTATATACAAGCCATTAAAGTCTATACTCTCAAGAAAAGTATCTATAGCATTTTGTACTGGAGTATCATTAGTGCTGTCAAGCCTTTTACCATTACTATCCAGCACAAGCGCGTCATAATATATATTCAAACTTAACTTTAAGCTGTCAGGATCGTTGCTGTCTATTGTCAATCTTACTCCTGCATCTTTTATCTGAGCCATATAAGCTTTAAACGCAGTTAACTGAGGATCCACAATTTTTGCTAAACTGCCTCCACTTAACGTAGCTATCTTTATACGTAATCCCTTTATGCCGTCTTTATACTCAGTAGCAGCAGCATAGTTTACTATCTGCTTTGTAGTGTCTATTACAGCGTAAGTGTCGCTATCCACAGCAAGCGCATCGCCATACTGAAAAGCCTTTGCCATAGTTGTATACCATTGTAGGGTGTGTGGCTTCTGTGTGGCTATTATGCCTTTCACCTCAGCTACATGCAAGTCAAAAAATGTTTCTATAGTCCACTGACAAAATGCTACTATGTACGTCCACAGCCGCCATATAGCCACATTGCTGGTACTGCTAAGGCCGCTCAGGTTTGCTTCTGCATTCTTAGCGTCTATTATTGCCTGTTGTATTTGTGCTATTGTTCTTGCCATGTTATTTATGATACTTTAAAATCTACTTCTACCTGCCAGTAGCCAATGCCTATATATAAATTCGGGTCGTCGCCTGTGCCTATTACTACCTTATTCTGTTGCAGGTATTTAAGCGTCGTAGTATCGTTGCTCATGCCCTGCGGTATCGCATAGTCGTCGTTTACGTGGGGCGCATCTGTTATGCCCTTGCCATTGGCTGCCAGTATCAGGAAAACATTTTCCATGCTGCCGCTTGCCATTATGGCCACGTCAAGCATTGTTTGGTTAGGGGTAATACGCATCTACGTTTATATTATTGTTGTTAAGGTTTATACCATTTACCTGCATACCGTCGCGGGCATACTCTACACGTATTTCGCCCATTACATCGGCAAAGTTTTCATTGTCTATGTAAGACCACAGCCCCACGCATATAGTAGGGTTTTCTTTGAAAGTGCCTTTGTCATTTATCAGCAGTTGCCTTTGGTGTTGCTGTGTGCTTTCTATATTAGTAAAGTCGCCCTGCTGCATATCAAGGTCATCGCTTACTAATCCTATATCCATCATTTGCGTAGGCATGTTATTGCAGTGTTGCTATTGTAGTTCCTGCTCCTGTTACAGTGCCGGAAGGTGAATTAAGAGTAGCGGTTACATACATTATATCTGCGCTCGTCACAAACGCATCTATTGCGTCTGCAAGACCTGTGGCAAGTATACCCATTTGAGTTTCGTATATAGAGCCGGGGGTAACCACACCAGTGGGATAACCTGCCACCAACACGGCCTTTAATGCGTTTGTTAATGCTGTTTTATTCAATGCCATATTAATTCAGGTTAAAAGGTTTTTTAATCGGGTCGCTATATCCTGAAAGGAACTAAGATTATTTGACGGGGGAGTAGTCCCGCCGCTGTTTGTGAAAGTCATAGCTAATAGCGCATTGACTAAAGCGGTCATTATCTTAGTAAGGCTTTCACCGCCTCTGCTCACGTTATAGCCGTTCTCATCTATTGTTAGTATGGTGCCGTTTATAGTTGTCACCTGCTTTTTTATTTTCTCCGCAGCTATTACGAGGTAGTCCGGTGCGCCTGTACCTTCCAACTTTAAGATTTGCACCCAACTACCTTCATCAGGTATTATTACTGTTCCGGTATCTATTCCCCTTAGTGCCTTTAGTTGTACTTCCTCGACATCAAGACCTGTAGGCAGAGTAACTATACAAGTATATTGTTCTATATCTATACTGCGCACAGTGCCGCTTAAAACATGAGCATCGGGCTTAACAAATTCTCTAATAGCATCTCTTACATGTTCATGCTTTATTCCCATCAGTTATTTTGGTTTGCAGTTAACGACTTTCCTATTTCACATATTCGGCGCCCGCCGTTCTTGTTATAGTTTATCTCAGTGCTAACAAGTATATACTCCCCGGTACGGTCTTTATATTCTTGATCTTGTATGGTTGCTTTCCAACCTGGTTGTGCATAAGGCTGTAGAAATGCAGTTATGCGTCCTTCATAGCCTGTATATCTATATTTATGCGCCCATGCCATTGCTTTAGACTCTAGAACCTTCATATCCAGTTCTCTCCCTAAATCCAACCGCTTCACCACTCCCCCAGCATCTCCTATTACCTTTACTTGCATTCTGCCGGCCTTGTCTTTATACGTCACTTCAATCTGCACCTTTACTTCATCCTGACTCCGATACTTCAATTGATCATCTTTAATTGTGTTCCAGCCCAAACTATAAACAACAGAATTTTCTATTTGCCCTGCTTGCTCAAGACCGGCATATATTACATTATCAATAAAATATATTGTAAATCCACCCTTTTTTATTTCTTCAAGACACTGCATACCCGTTTTCTTTTCAAGTCGTAGCGGGCCAAACACTGTATCTGGTATATCAGTACTTAGTAAGATTTTTCCGTTATTACCAGTGTTGTCTATTATATAATTAAGAACCTCCACTAAACTTGTGCTTATCCAACTCTTAGTAATTAGTTTATCGGAATTTCTTAAAAGCCAGGAGTATCCTTCACATTCCACTTTACACGGTCTGGTGAAATTTACCTTACTGATGAAACCTACAAATTCTGTTTCTAGCTTATCATCATATCCCAACTGTATTGTAACTGCATCGCCTTCCTTAAATTCAGCAGCCGTATTTATGTTACTTATTGTTTGGGGTAATAATGGAATAATTTGATTCTTTCTTTCGAGCTTTAGCCTTGCTGACGCCGGTATTTGGAATGATGCCGTATCGGTATATTCGTGTATACTCTTTTTAACTATTATTTCTTGAACAGCGCCAAAAGTATATATAGCGCTGCCATCAGCACGAACGATTTTTACACTGGCCTTTAATTCAAACATTAGCTATTCGTCGTTTTTATCAATTCAAATGGAGCATCGCTATTTAGTAGCATTTTGTACGGGCGTACGTTCATGCCTTTGGGTTCAAGAAAATCGAGTTCTGTTATAACAACATGATCACTGCCTCCAATTTCAGGCTGACAAAGAAGGATGTCTGTTAATGTACTACTAATAATAAGAGACGAATTTTGTTTATATAGGTCACGCAGTTGCATAACCACTTGATCAGGGAAAAAATTATTTTTACTGATCATTAAACCATTTATTTCTATCTGATAGTCTTGTATACTTATCAATTCTTTGACCGTTCCAGTACGATTAACCAAGCTCGTTTCTACGATTGTTTTTTTACAAGTAATTTTCATTACAGGATATGGTAATGCTATACCACCTAAAGTAATGGGCAGGTAATACTGACGGCCAAAGAGGTCTTTTGCAGTGTAAGGGCTGCCCAGTCTTGTATATTGGTTTCTATTAACAGAGGTGAAGCCAAAAGGGATAGGTACATATCCAAATTCTTTGTCAAATAAATCTTCTAAATTAAATGAATTCTCCATTATTCTCTTGTTTTAGCAGCACTATACATAACGCGCAGTAAACTTTCTGCCACTCTATTATCCAGGTTATCAATACCTTCATTTATTGTCTGGGCATGAATCGTAAAGCTGTCAATCATTTTGTTTATATTAATAGTAACCGATCTTACACCACCGCTGTTTATATTCCCGGATTTACTTTTTACTTTATTTTCATTCTCACTACTGCGTACTTTGGTGGCTTTGTCATGCTTGGCCGCAGCATCTACAGATTCTTTCATCTTTAGTTGTGGATTATATGGACCTAACACCACATTATTATTAGAAGCATTTTGAGATAATGCATTCTCAATCCTGGGGTCGAGCATTTTCACTCGATTACGCATATCTTCTGTGCTTCCGGCCATTTCATAGGTCGGTTGCTCCTCGGAGTCTCCAAAGCCGAGATAAGACATCAATCCATGAACAAGCCCTAATACTTTACTAATCAAGAATGCAAGTGGCTCTATTAGTTTCCCTGCAAGTGTTACAGCAGGCATAATAAAATGCAGAAGATCAGTAGAAACCGAAAAAATATTTTGCATTAATGATTTAACTGCGTCGCTTGTTACCAGTTGTAATACAGGCTTCAACAAATCAAATACGCTTAATAGCATCTTCTTCATATATGGCATCACATCCTTCACTTCCTTGAAAAGAGCAGTAATGAATGGGGATATTTGACTTATCATTGCCGGAAGCTGCTTTGCTGCTGTAATTAGTATATCCTCAAACTCCTTTATATTTCCAGCCTGGCTTAACATTAGGCCTTGTTCAGCACCTTGAACAGTGTTCGTTAGTGTTGTCCATTTTCCCCCAACTGTTTGTGATTGATTTTTTAAGCCCCCCTCATACATGCCACCTTTTAATGATGCTTTATTCAATGCACCCGAAAGCATGTCATAATTTACTTTAAGGTCTTTTACTTTGTCAATTGGCTTTCCTGTTGCATTTGCCAAAAGCTGATACACATCAATACCTTCTTTAGAGAATTCAGCCATTGACTCTTTAGTTGCCTTACCTTCAATTCTAATTTTTTGCATGTTGGCTACTAGCTTAGTCAATGATTCTTCATTGCCACCTACCGCCGCAACGGCGTTAGCCATATTCATTGTATCCTGGTATGCTTTATCAGAATCAACACCTGCGCTTATTAACTTTGTATCTGCAGTTAGTAAAGATTTGCTGGAATATGGCGATTCTGTTTGCTGAACTTTGTTATAAATATCCGTAGCCTTATTTGTGCCTACAAATGTTGCAAGCCCGGCTATATCATGTTCTGCACTCATGCCCTGCTTCAACGCATCTTTACCAATTGCTATAGCAGCATTCATAGCCAGCTTGGCTCCGGAAGACACTACATTTACCGCCATACCACCTATAGAGCTTGCAATTTTGCCTGCACTATTTTCTACCTTATTTACAGAATCACCACTTTTCTTATCTAAAATTTCAAGATTTTTATTTGCCTTTTCAACTTCATCTGCTTTAACACTTAAAGCGCGCGTCTTACTCAATTTTTCCATATGAAAATTAAGTTGCTCTACTGAAGAGGTAACAGTATGCATTTTAACCTGCATCTGTCCAAACTGTCCATTAATCTCTGCAAAGGTTGTTTTAGAGGTGGTTGCTATACGTTGCATACTGCCGCTAAACAACTCTTCTGTTTCACTTAAGAAATTCATATACTTTTTGTAAGGCGCTTAGTGTAAATTATGTTTCCCTTCTTCCTGTCTTATATAGGCTAGATGTGCTATCTTTTGGGCGTATTCGCCATCAGTCAGTTTTGCATGATCAAGTCCCGGTAAATGATACTCGAGCAATGTATCGAGGTAGGCAAGGAAGCCATGTGCCGGGCCACCCATGGCTTCCTCTATAAGTTTACCAGTTTAGCCCTTTTCCCATCCATCTTCACTTTTATTTGCTGCACCAGGCCGAAGAACATCTGATCATTATTTATTACTTCTTCAGTACCTCCGATAAAGGTGAGCCGTGCTAATTCTTCATACATATCTAATGCAGCATCTGAAGAGGCTTTACTCATGGCGCAATTCATTTCATGGCGGCTGGGATTTTTAAAGTAGCCTATATGGTTATCTACCTCTATAGCATAAATACCTTGCTTATACTGGTCTTTCCATGCCTGAATTTGTTCTGGGGTTTGTTGTCCTGTTGTTTGTTCTGTTGCTTTCATACTGTGCTATATTTATTAGTTTATAGGATTTAATCTTAGAAAAATAATCGGCAATGTTATTTCCATATGCTTTGCGCCCTGGTCCCAGCCTAATTCAAAATCTTTAACCTGAACACCGACAAGCCTATCTGCTTGTATAAGGCGGTTGCCTTTAGGCTTATAGGTGACAATAATGTCGAATTCCAGGTCAAGCACATCCTGTGCGCCAGCAGCCAAGGCCGCCACATGCAAATCATCGAGACAGCCTTTTAATATTTTTATCGAACCATCATAAGTGCGATTGCCGGATTGTATAGCAATAGGTTGGTCGCCTTCCCCATATAATTGCTCTTTATCTTTTGCCGCTTTATATTTTATGCCACGTAGCTTGGTAACTCTTGCACCAGCCAGCAGTACCTCCATGTCGGCCCATTCGCATTCTTTACTATTGAAAAATTCCATTTGTTTCTTTTAGCTTGTTATTAATTGTATTTCTTTATCCATTGGCAGGGTTACTGAAGCCGAGGGTTACATTTATTTCAGAGCTATAGCCTACCGGGGTTATTTTCAGCACTACGTTCACCATGTTAGTTGCCAATACATTTTGGCTAGGGTCTATGAAGCAGTTCACGCCGCTCACTTCGTTATTAGCAGTCATAGTAAGATTGATCTGGTTGATGATCTGCTGCTCCAGGTATTTGCAGTAGCCTGCATTTAGCGTTCCGTCTGCGTTCACTTGCACTTCATTGTCTACTTCTTCTACATAGGTAGCATAGGCTAGTATGTGTGCCTTATCTATTACACGACCACGAGCTATTGTGTCGAAATCATCGGTAGTGGCTGTGCAGGTAGGGTCTCCGGTAAAGTAGAAGCCGCTCTTGTTAGGGAAGGTGCGGAAGGTGATAAATGCTTTATCATTCAGCACACTAGTATCAACATACTTATCTGCAGTAGTGCTGCCTATATACGCCGTAGTATTAGTAAGCGCGCCTGTCTTTACGCGCGACACTTTACGCTGCACAGGTATTACTGCCAGGCGGCCAAGTAACAGGCCTATTGCCGCCGCTGCTCCGCTCACAGTATCGCCTATCAATACCGCTACACGGTTATAGGCAGTTGTGGTCATATCAGTAAGCGAGGTAGCAGTGCCGGTGTAGGATGTACCGCCTATTATAGCACGGAAGGGTGTTTGCTGAGCAAAGAACTGTGCAGCAAGCAATTGCATGTTTGCAGCAGCTAAATAAACGTCAGCATTTATACCGTTTGTGGTTGTAAGACCTGTACCACCAGGATAAACAGCAGTATCATCTGTAAGAATGCCAAGTACTTTTATCTTCCCGGCTGCAAAATTCAATAGCTTAATAGCGCCTGAAGTATTTGTTTTATCTGCTATGTCTTTGACTTTCATAGTAGAGGGTACCAGCATCAGGTAAAGCTGTGCACCGTCACCGGCTTCATCATAAAACTCTTTTACCTGCCTGTAGGCAAATGGATTGGTAGCTGCTACAAGACCTTGTGTTTCGGCATCGCTAAGACTGGTAACGAGAAATGGAGTACCTGCAACCAAAGGACTTGCACTTACACCGGTAAGCACCGCACCAGCTACACCGTCAGCTGTTTGTATTACGCCACCAAGTGCGCCATTGGCAAGGGTTATATTTACGTTAGGTAATGGCATTTAAATTTTATTTTTTCGTTTAGTAATTTATTTGTGTGTTGTATTATTCCGCATCTATATCATCCAGCTCTTCGCGGGTTATGGTTAACACTTCGTCATTGTCCAGGTGGCGCGCATGGTTGCGGGCATCATGTTCCCTGAAGAAGGCGAAACCATCTGAGGTAAAATGGAATTCATCTACATTCGGATGATTATCGAAATAGGATTGTATGTTCTCGTTCATAATTGTTTAGTTATTTGAGCAGGCCATTCGGAGCACTGTTCCCAACGGTCCTGTATTGCTACAGAACCGTGGTAACGAGTGGCACAGGTTAGCAACATCATTCTATGAGGGTTTATAGAGGGCCATATTATCCTGTGCTGCTTGGGGGCAATAGGATAGAAAAGAAATGATGAGTGCCTTATGGCCTGCTATTAGTAATATGATTGGCTTATTTGCTTGCTGTAACATATTTGGCCTGTGTGTACAGATCATACAATGATTGCTTTAGCTTCTGTCCATCGAGCTCTGCAGCCAGCAGGCTTGATAGTTTCAGCAGTACGGCATCCTGCAGTTGCGGGTCGCGCTGGCTTAGCTGCTGTACAAAGCATTTTAGCTTGTCGTTCAGGTCGGTAAACTGTTTGCAGCTATCCACTATACTTAGCGCTTCTGTTATTTTATTCAGCGCATTCAGCAGTTGTGTGCGCAATACATCATCTACAGTGCCGGGTATAATGGCTGTGATAATATCTGCTGCGGGAGAGCTAAGCATGTTTTTCAGGGCAGTAGTTATTTGCAATGCTGTTTCCACATGCGTATTTACATACTGGTCAAATTGTTTGAGGGCAGATTTTATTTCTGCGTTCGCATTAGTGCAGAACATATTGATAGGGTTTTAGGTTGTTTAATTTTTATTTGTGTTCATCTCCAGTACGCGCAGTCTGCCGGCAACATCATTTAGCCTGTGGTGTATCATTTTATCCTGCTCCTGCAGCTCACGTATCTGTTGCTCCTGTATGGCGCTGGTCTTTGTCAGTTGCTTTAGCTCGCTTACTATCTCGTCCAGTTTCTTTATCACCTGGTCCATCACTGTTTTTATCACAAAGCCCAGTATCGCGGCCAGCACACTTACAACAGCAACCAGTATCCATATTTTCACCTCAGATATCATAGCTCACAGTTTTAGGTACGCTTTGAAGACTAAGCAGACTGTACAATTGCGACAAGGCCTTTTTCATCAGCGCGGCGCTTGCGGCCACCCATGCGTACAGATACGCTATAGATATCGCCATAGTACTGTGGGTCGCCAATCTTTTCGAAGAAAGTGATATCTCCCAGTGCGCGTTCTATGGCATTCATCTGCCAGCAAAGCACTGCATCGTTATCATCTGCTGCTGCAGCGGCGCCTGTTGCTTTTACTACAGGAGTAGTACTGTTGTCATATACTACCACATTGCTGCGCATCATGATCTTGAAACCGAAGAGCTGGCCAAGCACGCCATTCTTTGCATCGAATGCTGCACTGAAGTCACGATACTGTGTCTGGCTCATGTCATCTGTCAGTTGCTGAAACATGTCAGCACTTAACAGGGCATAGCGTTCTTCCAGCGGTACGTTCTGTTTGTTCAGCGTAAGCTGTGCATACTTAAGGTCAGTTGTAGTAAATTTCTTACGGGTGCCGGTAGTACTATCCAGGTGCGATGCTACTGATGCACCTGTGGTACGAATGATACCCGCAGTGGTAGATGGCGACCATGAAACCAGGAGGTTGTCAGCAGTAAGCTGGCGCAGAGACGATTCATATTCATTCAGCACGCTTTCACGTTTGTTATAGCTCAGTTCCAGCGCATCTGCCTGCGGTATCAGTATCGGGTCGGTAGAGAATTCGTTTAGCACATAAGTTACATCGGTGTCCACACGCTGTACTACGGTAGCCGGTAAAGACGACCTGTTCATCACTACAGTAGGTGTAGCACCCGCCTGCGGTATGTGCACCACTTTACCATTCAGCACATACTGGCTGGCGTCTGTAGATGCGAGGAGAAATTCATTGTTTTTAAAGAGGTTCCCCTCTATATGGTCTTCCCATATTTCTTTTTGAATTGCCATAGGGTTTTTAGGATTTATGATTTAAGGATTTGCAGCCTGTAAGGCCATTAAGATTTTAACAAGAGAAAAAGAGAAACCGGGTAGCCGGAGGAGAAAAAAAACAAACCCGTCTCCAAACGTTTGAGAACAAACGCTTACCCACTATCAGAACAAGGAAAAACTCGCTCCGGCTCCCGGTCACATCACATTATCCACCAAATTTTTCTTTGAATATTTCCTGGTAGCGCTCAGGATTATTTGCTTTTAGCTCACGCAGCTTTCTGCCACTTGGGTCATTGGCTTCAAAAGCATCCCAGTTCCATTGCAGCTCTGCTTTGTCCCTTTCCGTAGCTTTCAGGTTCTCTACTATGGAGCGGTAGGCGGGCATTGCGCTTATTAAATTTTTGAGCCCTTCAGGATTATCGGCATAGTCTATCGCCAGTTTATCTTTTAGCTCGCGGGTCACTTTTTTATCTTCCAGCGCTTTGTCCAGCAGTGCAGCTACTTCATATTTTGTATGCGTCCTGTTTATATCGTCTATTTTTTGCAGTAGGTTATTCCTGTCGTTGCGCAGCATGTTATTATCCAGCTCCAGTTCTTCGGCCTTCAGCACTATGTGCTTTACTGCAGCCAGCATAGCTTGTTCATCTGCATTGTCAGCCAGCTTTAGTACACTATACAGGTCAGGCAACACAGCAGCGCTTGGTTTCTTCATCACTATAGGGTTTATATTCAGATCTACCAGGTTTATTTCATTTTCCTGTGCGTCATATAGCTTGGTAAGCGAGTTGCAGTTGCCGGGTATATCTACCAGGCTGCATTCTTTGTTATACCATTTGGTAATGGTAGGGCCAGTTTGCCCGGGCAGCATCAGTTGCGGGTCGGTGGAATATTCCAGCACTACTATATGGCCTACAGATGCTGCATTTAAAAAACCATTTTCTGCTTCATCATAGGTTTGCTCACCGCGCTCATTAGAAAGGTTGATGACCGGCACGCCTATTACCTTATCATTATCTACGCGCAGCTCATCCCATTTCAGCGCTACACCGGCTTCGCGGCGGTGCATATAATAGCCAATAGGGTTTTTGCGAAACTCATCGAGCTGGTAGCCTTCTGTCAGTAAGCGAAAGCCATACTCATTTACTGTACTGTCCGACAGCACATATTCTTTGTTTATCTTTTTGAACTTTTCCTGGGGGGTCATAGGTAAACCGTTATTTCTGACACAAAGATGAATCGGATACTGACGGCTGCAAAATCAGGAATCTATGGTACCGCAGTAAATGCGGTATGCTACCGCACTGGCTGTAGTACCATAGATTTTTTTTCGAAGATGAAGACTTGATACTGAGCGCATTATACATAGCACTGTAACCCGAGGAAATTTTCAAAGTGAAATAGGCTGTTTTAAGGCCCTTTAGGCAGCAATTTTTCCTGTTGTTCATAGAATGAATTGCTTGTAACATTCTTTTTGCTGCAACAGGCTGTTCAACACGCATCAATAAAATCCACCATAACAAAACGGCCTTTTTATTTTTTTCTGAAAACAGGCTCAAAGTATTGTCAATACTGAAAACTTTCTTTTATGGTACCGCAGTTATTGCGGTATGGTACTACAGTAACTGCGGTACCATACTTTTCCAATTTGTCCATTAGGTGTCTTTCAAATGACCTTTGTGCTATGAAGGATGGTTTAACAGACGGGCAAAAAAAGGAATGGGCGCAACTGCTGTTTACCCGTTTCGACCTCTCTATAAAAGAGATTGCCATAAAAACCGGTGCAGGAGAAGAAGAACTACGGCTGTGGATACAGGAAGGTAACTGGGAAGGCATCCGCCGCTCCCTCCTTACATCAAAGGAAGTGCAACTAAATATACTTTATGATATACTGGAATCTATAACCACACGCATAAAAGAAAATGGCGCGGACAATACTAAAGATGCCGACCTGGTAATAAAATACACCACGGCAATAAAGAACCTGGAAACAGAAAGCAGTGTAACACAGATAATAGAAGTAGCGAAGAAATTCATCAACTGGCTGCAGACCATAGATATAGAACTGGCCAAAACAGTGACCCTACGCTTTGATGCATTTATAAAAGAGGAACTAAGAAAAGTATAGTATGGCGAGAACAGAGAAACAGGAACTGGACGCATGGAAGGAATATGTGAAGAACATAATAGACTCCACACCTATAGACTTACTGGAAACCACAGAACAGCAACACAACCGTATAGCAAGACTGGAGACTGATGCAGAGGCATGGTTCAATTACTATTTTCCTAAATATACCTTTGCTGTCCCAGCTACCTTTCATCTGGAGGCAACCAGGAGAGTGCTGGAAAACCCTGAATGGTTTGAAGTGCGCATATGGAGCCGCGAGCTGGCAAAGAGCACGCGTACCATGATGGAGGTCCTTTACCTATGCCTTACTGCTAAGAAAAGATATGTGCTGCTGATAAGTAATAGCCTTGACAACGCGGTGCGTCTCTTTATGCCTTATCGTGCCAACCTGGAGTATAACCAACGCATCATTCACGACTATGGCCTGCAGGAGCAGAGCGGCAAATGGAAAGCCGAAGAATTTATTACAAACAAGGGTGTAGCCTTTCGTGCATTGGGTGCAGGACAAAGCCCGCGTGGCACGCGCAATGAAGAAGTAAGGCCTGATGTGTTATTGTTTGATGATATAGACACAGACGCTGATTGTCATAACCCGGAGATAGTAGCGAAGAAATGGAAATGGATAGAAGAGGCTGCCATCAGCACACGTTCTATATCTGTCGCCACACTTATCATCTTTTGCGGCAACCGCATAGCTAATGATTGCTGTATAGAGCACGCCGCAAAGCTTGCCGACCATGTAGATGAAATAAACATACGCGATGCGGATGGCCGCTCATCGTGGCCGCAGAAAAATAACGAGCTGGATATAGACCGTGTGCTCAGCCAGAAGAGCTATGCAGCGGCACAGAAAGAATATTTTAATAATCCTGTTACAGAAGGGTCGGTGTTTAAAGAAATGGCATACAAGCCTGCAAGGCCTATCACTGACTACTCATTACTGGTATGCTATACCGACCCTTCTTTTAGAGACACGAAGAAAAATGATTTCAAGGCTACCGTACTTGTAGGCAGATGGCAGGATGAGTTTCATGTAATAAAATGTTACCTGGAGCAAACCACTACTGCCCGCATGATAGAATGGCACTACACCATGATGCAAATAATTGGTGAAAGCAGTTGCTATTACTTTATGGAAGAAGTTTTTCTACAGGATATATTATTGAAAGAGTTTTATGCAGCAGGGAAACGGAGTGGCAAGGTAATACCCATCTGTGGCGACAGGCGCTGTAAACCAGAAAAGTTTATGCGCATTGAAAGCCTGCTGGAGCCCCTGAACAGGAATGGCAAGTTATTTCTAAACGAAAATGAAAAGCACAACCCGCACATGCAGCGGCTGCAGGAACAGTTTTTAGCCCTTGCCCCAAAGAGCCGCGCACACGACGACGGGCCTGACGCAGTGGAGGGAGCTGTATGGATAATAAATAACAAAGAAGCAGCAAGGGCAAGCGGTAATATTACCATTATAAAAAAGCCGCAAAGCAGACAGGCATTTTGAACTTAAAAATTATACTTTTGGTAAAACACCCTGACATGACATTGAAAGGTATATTTATAGCATCTGCATTACTGCTGGCAAGCGCACATTCATTTGCCCAGGAAGACAAAGAAGATAAGGCTGCAAGACTAAAGGCAAGGTCTGATAATGCTGCATTTGGCAAACAGATAAAGCTGTTGAAAGAGTATAAAGACGAACTGAAAAAGCTGCCTGCACTAAGCAAAGAAAATGGACACCCCGCTAAGATACTGGTAGAGATAGATTCTGCAAGTGCAGAAGATGCAGCATCCGGGAACATGACCATAAACGGCTATATAAAAGAAGACCTTGGCGACATGAGCGTTACTGCCTATGAAATACAGTTCGACCGCACTACGCAAAAAATAATTGCTGTAAAAAATGACCTGGATGGAGTAGATATTTCCACCGGGGATGATAAATAGACATTACATTCCAATAACCAATAACCTTTAACCCTATATCCCTATGCCACTCATTACCCAGGCCGACCTCGGCACACATCTGTATGCAGATGTGCTGAGCGAGATAACCCGCGCCGATGATACCATCGTTAGCAAAGCTATTGATACTGCGATACAGGAAGCCAAGATGTACCTGGCCCGCTATGACCTGCTGCAGTTATTTGGCGATGATACCACACCCGCCACCATACAGGATGAATACCTGAAAAGCCTGCTGAAGGATATTGCCTGCTGGCATATAATACGACTGGCAAATGCTAATGTGGATTATAATGCTTTCCGTACGGCCTACCAGGATGCCATAGCAGCATTGAAGAGCATTATGTGCGGCGATGCAAACCCTGCCGGCTGGCCCTATCGCGATACCAGTGCAGATTCGTTTCCTGATGGTGATGATGTGAGTTGGAGCAGCAACCCTAAGCGCGAAAATTACTTCTAAAACCCTGTCTTATGATTTTCACCTTCGCAGACCACGGGCATATCGTGTACTTCCAGATAAATGATTATGTATTTAAGATGATGCTGAGCATATATATGCCACATACTTTTTTTGTGGGATTGAATTAACTTTAGCCTTATGAAGAAGCTGTTCACTTTTATACTGCTTATCGCTTGCAGCCAGGCATTCTCGCAAAACATATATATAGATATGCGCAGGAATTGGTACGCACAGTTGCCGCGCCTGGAGTTTGATATGGTAGATACTATTACGTTAGTACCAAACGAGCCGGCACGTGATGACAGCAAGCCGTTAATAGTATGGCAGTATTCAGGCAACGATACTTATGCACCGCTGGTAATGCATAATCCTACACCGGGGCTGGAGCCTATATTTCCTGTTGAAAAATGGAAGATAACAGATAAAACCCGGGACGATTATTACCTGACGGTAAAAGGCAATGACCCCAGGAAACTCATAAATGCCCGCATAAGGCGCTATAAACTTATTCCCTACCGCGACAATTATTTATTACTTCAAAAAGTGGTGCTGGTGCGGCAATAGCATCCGGCACTATACATAAACCCTAAAAACCCTATGTCACTCGTTACCGTTACCCAGCCTGATAAAGATCAGAAGATAGAGGTTGTAGTGCATGAGCTGAATATACGCTCTGCAGATCGCAGCCGTAAAGATATTGGCACATGGCGCAATGCCCATATCAGTGCCGAATCTGTTTATTACCCAAACCGCAGCCGCCTGTACGACCTGTATGATGATGTAATACTGGACGGTCATCTCAGCGGCATTATAGCCAAGCGCATAGATGCGGTGCTCAACAAACAACTGTATTTCGAAAAAGATGGCCAGCGTATATGCGAGCTGGATTGCCTCATAAACAGTCTGCAGTTTCGCGATATAATGCGCACTATTATGCAGACATTGCTATGGGGTATATCGGGCATCGAGTTTCTGCCGGGTAAAGAATTGGCCTACCTTAAAATTCCACGCAAGCATATAAAGCCTAATATAGGCATAATTGCATACGAGCAGAGCGGCACAGATGGTGTCTGTTATACTGATGTACCTAATATCTGGGTAATGGGCGAAGAAGAAGACCTGGGCCTGCTGCTAAAGTGTGCACCTTATGCCCTGTACAAAAAGGGAAACATCTCGGACTGGTCGCAGTATATTGAATTGTTTGGCCAGCCGGTACGTGTAATAAAATATGATGCTTATGACGAACAGACAAAACAGGAGCTGAAAAAAGTGCTGGACGAAAGCGGTAGTTCGCTCGCCCTTATGATACCCAAGCAGGCAGACTTCGAAATGAAGGACGGCAAAAATGTAAGCGGTGATGGCAGGCTGCAACTATCTTTCCTCAGGGCTATGAATGAAGAAATGTCTATCATTATACTCGGCAATACGGGCACAACTACAACTGACAGTGGCAGCGGCTACGCCCAAAGCAAAGTACATGAAGAGCAGCAGCGCGAGATACACCGTAGCGATATGGTATATACTATCAACATGCTGAATGACCCCAAATTTTTGGCTATACTCCGTAGCTATGGCTACCCTGTAGATGGCGGACATTTCTGCTTCAGTAAAGATATAGACCTGGAAAAACTGAAGGCGCGCCTGGACATAGACAAGGAAATATCCGGCATAGTACCTGTACCTGAGGACTATTGGTATAATACTTATGGCATCCCAAAATCTTAATACCCAACGTTTTATTAATTATTAGCCGTCTTATAGTTTACCCTTACCAACTTAGATATCTATATTCATTCTATATCAATCCCTATCATCAATAAACTCCCAAACTCTAAGCCGTTTGGGAGTTTTTAACCACCCTATTCTATGAATTCTCCCTTTGCCAATCTTTTCCTGGCTGTGCAGCAGCGCATACAGGATACAGTACCATCCATTGCCTATATAGACCAGGACCTTGGGCAGTTGAAAAATAATGACAAACCCTCCTTTCGCCCGGCAGTATCATGGCCATGTGTACTGATAGATTTTGATGATTTTAGCTTTCAAAACTTATCGGAGAATGTGCAGACAGTGGAGGGTACTGTAGTGCTGAAGCTGGGCTTTGCTCCCTTCAGCAGCAGCGGGCAAGCTACGCCCACTACTTATAAAGAAAAAGCCATAGAATACTACGATATAGAATGGAACCTGAACAAGGCCATGCAAGGCTGGACACCAGGCGATGATTACGGCTACCTAAGTCGCAGCACGAGCATCACCGAAAAACGCAGCGATGCTATACGTATGCGCGAGATACGCTACCGTATAGCTTTTGAAGATTACAGTACTGCTAATGTGATACAGTATGTGCCGGCAGCGGCGGTGATAGAACCTGAGATAGTGACAGAATAATATCACCATTTCAAATGCGGCCACTTCTGCTGGAAATGGTAAACGGATATTTTTTGTTTTTTTAGTTCCTGCAGGTAGTCCATTTGATTTTGAATAATATCTGGCACAGTAACGGGTGAAAGAAAAAATTCATTGCTTAGTTGCTCTATTATGGCATCATAGCGTTTTTCGGTGTAGGCCCCATAGTAATAGTAGCGGTCTGTCATGCACTCGTTTCTGCGGGCCAGTAGTTTACTGCTGCGGCCCTTTATTTTTTGCTTGCTGCCCCCGTCATTTTCAGTCACATTCTTAAAAGCGTTTGAGCCTCGCATAGTTTGATAGGTATTGGTTGAGCCCAAAACTACTGCGGTCCTTCCTTTCCGGAAAAATATCAT